GCGCTTGGCTATGCGGTTGAGTATCTATTCCCAATCAGAAAGGCGCATCAGCCAACAGCACCGCAGAGGTGGACGTAAATGTATTACGAAGATATTGAGTACCAGCACCCCGATTACGAAAACAATTTAGACCGATGGGAGTTCTATTTGCGCTCGTACATGGGCGGGCAGGACTACCGTGATGGCTCATACCTAACGAGCTACCTTAACGAGGACAAGAACGCCTACAGCAGACGCCTAGCCTTAACACCGCTAGACAACCACTGCCGTAACGTCGTACACGTTTACTCGTCGTTCCTGTGGCGCTTACCGCCGACTCGTAACTTTCAGCAGATGGAAGGCAGTGCCGACCTAGAGGCGTTTCTAAAGGACGCCAACCTTGACGGCCAAAACTTCAACAGCTTTATGCGCGAGGCGCAGATATGGTCTAGCGTTTACGGTCACGTCTGGATCATGCTCGACAAGCCGCAATCGACAGCAGGGACAAGAGCAGAGGAGCTGGCGCAAGAGATACGGCCATACGTTACTCTCATAACCCCTGAGAATGTCTACGACTGGAAGTATGAGCGGATGCCTAGCGGTCGGCATGAGCTTACCTACATGAAGGTGCGCGAGTCAGTAAACCGTATCGACGGGACGACGACAGAAACGTACTTCCGCATCTGGAGCAAAGAGCAGATACAGCTTGTGCGCTACCACGGTGACGAGGCCAAAGTTATCGAGACGATCGACAACCCTATCGGCAAGATACCCGCAGTGCATTTACCGTCTAACCGATCGGTCGTGCGCGGTATCGGCATATCTGACATATCTGATATTGCCTATATGCAACAGGCTATCTACCAAGAGCTATCAGAAATCGAGCAACTGATACGAATCTCTAACCACCCGACGCTGGTAAAGACCTACGACACGGATGCTAGTGCAGGCGCAGGTGCGGTCATCAACATTAGCGATGATATGGACGCGGCACTGAAGCCGTACCAGATGCAACCGTCAGGGGCTAACCTAGACGCCATCAGAGCCTCTATAGACGACAAGATCGAGTCCATTAACCGTATGGCTCACATGGGCGCAGTACGCGGCACAGAGGCAATGACGCAGTCAGGCGTGGCTATGCAGACAGAGTTTCAAATGCTCAACGCAAAGCTATCTGAGAAGGCTGACATACTAGAGTTAGCTGAAGAGCAGTTATGGCAGTTGTGGTGTACATGGCAGGGTCACAATCTGCACGAGGTAGAGATTAGCTACCCCGACAGCTTCGACATACGCGACTACGAGCAAGAGCTTAACTTCCTGCAAAAGACTCGGTCGAGTGGCGTCAAGTCTGTCACCTTGTTGCGTGAGATTGACAAGCAGATCGCAGACCTTGTCCTTGATGATCAGGTGCTGTCATAGGCACACGCTGAGATTGAAACGGCGACTACAGCGGTCGGTGACTTTGCGAAAGAGACGCAGATTTACAAGTACCACATTGACAGCGGATTGGTGACGCCTAACGAGGTGCGCGAAAAGATTGGCCTTGATGAGATTGCTGGCGGCGACCAGTTAGTAGAGCCAGTGCAAACGCTGACCGATGGACAGTGAGGAACTCACACGCGCACTAGAGCGGGCGACCTCGGCGCATGAGCGTCGCCTTTTGCGTGCTATGGAGTCATTGCGGTTAAGGCTCACAGATGCGCTTGCTGGTCTTCCTTTGCGTGATGGTGTGTTGTTTGACCTAGATGCCGCACTAGCCCTTAGAGCGCAAATAGACGGCCTTGTACGCGATGAGTACCTGACGGTCATTGATGACATTATTCGCGAGTACCCTGACGCGGTCGCATTGACGCAGGAGTTTATGGAGCAGTTCGCAGAGTTCCGTGTACCGCAGTCGGTTATCGGTCAGCTTCAGCAGTTCAGCTTTACAGGCCACGAGGCACTGGCTGACGACTTTGCAGAGGCACTGTATCAGCAGGTGTACAACAACACGCTGTCGGGTACGCCTTTCTCGGCAAGCCTGTCAGAGCTTAACAACCTGCTCGACGCTGATCTGCAACGCTACTCTAAGACGATGCTACATGACGCACTGTTTGAGTTTAGTTCGTCAGTACAGCAAGCGGCGGCGGCAGAGGCTGGCATTACCACGTTCAGATACGAGGGCGACACGATCGAATCGACTCGTCCATTCTGTCAGCGGCACGTCGGTAAGGAATACACGACCGAAGAAATCTATGAGATATGGAACGATAGTTGGGCTGGCAAACGCTCTGGCGACCCGTTCCGTGTAAGAGGTGGCTACAACTGTCGGCACTGGTGGGTGCCAATACCTGACTAAGGAGGTCATTATGCCTTATCATAAGAAAGACAAGCGCAAGAAAAAGCGTAAGTCACGCTAATTTGATACAATTAACCTACTCGTAAGAGGATTCGTAAACATGAGCGATGAAATCATGGCAGACGCGGTAACTGAAGCCGCAGTGGAAACACCAGAAGTTCAGGATTCAAAGACGTTCACGCAAGAGGAGTTAGACCGAATAGTGGCTGATCGTGTTGCTCGCACTAAGCGACAGTACGAAAAGAGGCTAGACGGTATCGACATCGACGAGGCAAAGTCGCTTTTACAACGTCAGCAAGAGGCTGAAATTGAGAAGCAGAAAGAGCGCGGCGAGTTCGAGTCAATTCTAAAGCAGACCGTTGAGAAGAAAGATCAAGAAATCATGACGTACAAGCAACGCCTTGAAAGCCAATTGGTTGATGGGGCGCTACTGTCAGCGGCAAGCCGAAACAATGCAGTCTCGGCAGAGCAAGTCAGTCAGTTGCTACGTGGCTCGGTTCGGCTGTCTGAAGACGGCACCGCAGAAGTTTACGATGCGAACGGAACGCCACGCTACAACGACAAAGGCGACCTCTTAACCGTTGATGAGCTAGTCGGTGATTTCTTGACAACGAACCCGCACTTTGTGAAGGCGTCAGCAGGTGGCGCAGGATCACAGGGGGCGGTTGGTGGTTCCACGTCGAAACCTATGTCGGCGGAAGATATGGTTGCTAACTGGAATAGCGGAGGCAAAGAAGCCTATCGAGCTATGCGGTTAGCGCAAAAATAAACCGCTTACTTAGGAGACTACAATCATGGCGGCTACTACTAGTTCAACTTTGACGGATCTTTTCAGCAACATCATCGCGGCCGCTCGTTTTACGGCCGAAGAAAACTCACTCATGGCAGGTCTTGTTACTCGATACGACATCGGTAATGTGGCTGGCACTACTATCCAAGTGCCAAAGTACCCTGCAATCGCGGCGGCTGACTTAACTGAAGGCACTGATATGTCTTCAACTACTGTCAGCACTTCAAGCGTTAGCGTTACTGTCGGCGAAGTTGGTGCGCAGGTATTGCTTACTGACATGGCGGCAATGGGCGCGGGCAACCCTGCTCAAGAGCTTGGCACTGTTTTGGGTAATGCTATCGCTACCAAGATCGACCAAGACCTTATCGCTTTGTTTGATGGTTTCTCTACTTCAATTGGTGCGGCAGGTCAGGAAATTACTGTTGCTGATTTGTTCAAAGCGGCGGCGACTCTGCGAGCTAACAAGGCGACTGGTCCTGTATACGCAGTTGTTCACCCTTTCCACGCTTATCAGTTGTCAGCCAACCTGACTAACACTTTCGCTAACCCTAACGGTGGTGACCTGCAGAACGAAGCAATGCGCAACGGTTTTGTAGGCTCTGTCGGCGGTATCGAAGTGTACCAGTCAGCTAACGTCGCAGTTGATGGAAGTGATGATGCTAAAGGGTGCGTTTTCACTCGCGAGGCTATCTGTATGGCCATGAAGCGTGACTTCAACCTTGAGACTGAGCGTGACGCATCTAACCGTGCATTCGAGCTTAATGCTACTGCCGTCTACGGTGTTGCAGAGCTTGATGACAGCTACGGTGTTGAGATGTTGTTTGACGCGGCACTCTAAGATGTATGCGGCCCTTCGGGGCCGCTTTACTCTGAGGATTATATGGCGATCAATTACCGAGGTGAGAGGTTCGAGGATTACAACGTGGCAAAGCGCACGCCACGACATCCGAACAAGTCTCATGCGGTTCTGGCTCGCTACAAAGGTGCAATCAAGCTCGTTCGATTTGGCGCACAAGGCGCGAAGACTTACCCGCCACGTGATGGGGAGTCAGCCCGCGACAAGGCCATGCGAGCGGCTTGGTACGCTAGACACGGTGACAACCTAAAGAACGCTACGCCATTAGATGCAGTCTATTGGTCGGCGCGTGTAAAGTGGTGATGACATGGCATTTAGTGAAGACAGCAATTTAACAGAGTTAGTGCCTGATATCTTAGACTTCGGCATCAGTAGCTTTTCTGATGAACATGGAAGAGCGCAGGCAGACATCGAGCGCGAGATTCGTAACCGATGGTGGCACCGTAAGGGCATAGCTGGCGAGATGGAAGTAACTTATCTGACCGACTCGCAGTGGACACGCTCTGCGGCTTACCTCGTATTGTGGAAGTACGCTTTGCCACAGCTAACTAACTGGGTAGACGACGACCGCTTCTTGCAGATGATCGACTTCTACAAGGCGCGCTACGGCGAAGAGCTAGACGCAGTATTCCAAGATGGTGTCGAGTACGATGCAGACAACGACGGCACTGTTACCGACAAAGAGAAAGAGCCTGTCGCTCTTAATCGGCTTAACAGATGATCAAGGTCAACATTGACACAAAGCCGCGTGACCTTCGTAAGATGGTCGAGAAGCTCGGCCGCACGTTTACGCAGAATCACAAGCGAGCGATGCGCCGAGCGGCGGCAGAGGGCGTCAATAGAATCAACAAGCGCACAAGCCTTGGCCTTGATGTAAACGAGCAACCATTCCGCCCGTACTCAGATGCCTACAAGGGCTTCCGTAAGAGCAAGGGTAGAGACACTGACAAGGTAAAGCTAATTTTTACAGGCAAGATGCGCGGAGCCATGACCTCTGGGCTACAAGGGCAAGACGGGCTGATCTTTTTTAGCAGTAGAGCGGAGTCAAAAAAGGCGGCACTTAATAACCGTACTCGTAAGTTCTTTGGCTTAAACAGAGGCGACACAAGAGCTATACGCGACGTTTACTTTAGGGGTCTGAAGATATGAGCGTAAGAGAAAACATTGCCGCCAATATTGTGACGGCATTGACTGCTATCTCTAGCCCCAACGTCAAAAAGGTGACACGCGAGCCTTTTGACTTTGACAAGCTATCAAACGCGCAATTTCCTGCGATATTAGTTAGGACGGCAAACGAGACACGCGAAGACGCCAGCATGGGCGGCAGTGCCACTAGCAGACACGGCACGATTGACTACGAACTAGTTTGCTTTGTGAAGCACAAGAACATCGACACAGCCCGCAATCAGCTTGCAGAGGCTATCGACGAAAAGCTCGACGAGGATAGAACGCGTGGCGGTCACGCTATTGATACGCAAGTTATTAGCGTTGAGGTGGATGATGGTACAATAGACCCTATAGGCGGCGTCATTGTCACCGTTCAGATTCTTTATCAATACACACGCGGCGACGCGTAAGGGAGAAAATTCATGGCTACACATAAAGGCTCAACTGGATCGGTCAAGGTTGCCGTATCAGGTGG